CACAAAATACCAAGGATGTCGGTCTTTGACGAGCAGGAAATCAAACGTCTCTGTGAGGTGTACAATCGTGAACACCCGCGTGAGACCCCCATCAACTGCGACAAGTCCGCCGAGGATATCTGGCGGGACCTCCAGCATCGGCTAGGGGCCAAGTGTAAAACAGGACGAGCCGAGTGTATCGTCAGCAGCCTTCTCCGTCGTCCCCGGGCTCCGAAGGAGTGGACGCTGAATCGTGAAGAATGGCTGTCCTCTGACGATATCGACGCAGTGGAGAAGAACTACATGGACGTCTTTGCGGACTATGCGTATATCGGCACGGTGCCCATGGACTTTGATCTTCAGGACGAGACCCGCAAGTGCCTGGTGTCGACACTCTGTAGTCTGAAGCTCCCCGACATGGTCAAGAAGGGCAAGGAACGCATCGGCATCGTTATCAACACCGATCCCCACGATGGACCAGGGCAGCACTGGGTGGCGGTGTTCTGCGACCTGCGGAGAGAGCTAGAATATCCCCGAGTGACCTACTTTGACTCCTATGCACACAAGCCGGAGCCCGAGATCAAGATCCTCATGAAGCGCTGGGCCGAGCAGTGGAATGCCACGGGAGTCCACGCCAACCCCATGAAGCTGACCTTTAACAAGACACGGCACCAGTACAAGGATTCGGAGTGTGGAATGTATTGCCTCTATTTTCATTACGCCTGTCTCATGAACATCCCGATGGACGAACGGATGCCTGATGATGTTATCAATGCCTTCCGCAATCTCCTGTTCCGGATGCCCTCGGTAAACAAAGCCTCAGACAAAGAGTAATGGAAGTGCTCCTCGCAGTTGTCTTGCTGCTCTTTATTGGGTATCTCCTCTACGATGAGACCCTGGGCGATCCCGAAGCCCCTGCAGCCCCTCGTGGTCGTCTCTGTGACTCGTATGCGGCCGGCGGAGTCTACGAGCCGTTGGCGGATGTTTTGGACCGGGGGTCCCGCCTCTATGAAGTCCACGTCTACTCAGACGAGCAGGACCACCCCGTCGTGGCCAAGCACCCCCTGAATGATGGGTATAACTACGCCGAGGACAATGTGTCCTTCGAGCAGGTGTGCGTGGATATCACCAACGATGCCTTCCCCAGCAAGGACCCGTTCATTCTGTCGATCGTTCTCCATACGGACAAGGCCGTGACGGCCAACGAGTGCGCTGCCCATCTCAAGACCACGGTGCGCCGTCACCTGATCAAGACCGACGGTGGAGTGGCCCAGATGCCCATTGACAAGCTCGCAAACAAGCTGATCCTGGTGTCGGGGGGCAATGTCCGGGGCACGGAGCTTGCGCCCCTCATCAACCTCTCCTGGTCCGGCGAGGACCTCCGCCGCCTGTCCTATCAGCAGGCCCTCCACCCTCGCGACGAGCCGGGGCTGGTCGCCTACAATCGTGACCACATCACTCTGGTTGCGCCGGAGACAGAGGTGCGGACCGTCAATGCCAACCCCGACCGGCCCAAATACCTGGGATGCCAGTGGAATCTCTACGACACGAGCGGAGGGGGGTTCATTGAAAAACCGTCAGCGCTGCGTTCGAAATTCCTCGGCGAGTAAGATTCCTTTCTCGGTCAACTAACAAAATGGCTTCTCCTATGACTCCTCCTGCTGCTCCTCCTGCTCCTCCTGCTACTGGTTCTATGCCTCCCGCCACCACCGGCTCCGGTATGAATGGCGGTCGCCGCAAGACGGCGTGGATGTCGCACGTCAAGGCGACGATGCGTGCGCACAAGGGCCTCAAGCTCAAGCAGGTCCTCAAGCTCGCCAAGAAGACGTACAAGAAGGGCATGAAGGGCGGCGCTCAGGTTCTCCAGCCGAACATGGTTGGCGCTCGTCGTCGCCGTGGCACTCGCCGCTCTCGCCGTGGTGGCGTGGATGCGTAAAAACGAACCGTCTCGTTGTAGACGAATTCGTTCTACCCTACAATGGATCCCCCCAAGACTCGCTCCGAGTCCAAGAAGGACCCCAAAACCAAGGCGCAAGGCAAGACCATCTACAGCGCCAAGCACATCCGTCAGCTTGAGGCGCTGAAAGAAAAGAAATCCAAGTAACTACTTGCTCCCACCCAACAGACATTTCGATGTTACACGTCGTGTCAATGCAGGATTTCTGTCCTTCGTATACACGCCCTTCGCAACCCGCCGACACGTTTTTCCCTTGTAGCTCTTGCCCGTGCAGCCACTCTTGTAGTAGGCCAGGTGCGACATATATCCGCGGTAGGACCGGATCGGCACCTTGACTGTCTCCGAGAGTTCCTTCATGAGCCCATACATCCAGTGCGTATACGCCCGCTGAGAGGTGAGCGAGGGTTCATGGGCCTTGAGATAGCGCTGAACCACCTTTCGGAGGTCGGCATACGGATACGCATCCGCCAGATGGTGAAGGAACTCCCGCTGCGTGGACATATCCCGAGGCTCTGGAGACGCTGGAAAATTGTAGGCGACGGCCATGAGAAAATCACGTCCCGGAACGGCATCTGCCTTCTCCATGCGCTCGTATTTGGCCTTTACTTCCTCAAAGTCGGGATCCGGACCCGGGTTGATGACTTTCGGATCGTCAGCACATTGCGTCCTCAGCTTGTTATTGACCATGTTGTGGATCTCGTAGAGCCACCGACCATACGGTTTCTTGGGCGGATACTTCTTGACGAAGTCCGAGGTCGAGGCACGGCAAAATTTACACGGCAACACATCCTTCATGTCATCGAGAACGTGTCGTGCCTCCTCGGGCGGACTCTTGAACGCAATGAGGTGGAACAATTGCCACCCCGACGGTCCCCAGAAACGAGTATCCATTATTCTACGCCAAGAAGGTTATCGAACGCCTCCCACCCATACGTCTCTAGGAACTTTCCCACCCGGTCCGGGTGCCACGCCTTCATCATCAACTCCTCCTTGAATCCGTACCTGCAGGTTTGAATGGCTCGGAAGCGGTTGGTCCGCTCGATGAGCTCCTCCCGAATGGCATTCACTCGGGTCTGATGACGGCGGAGGGTAGACGCAAGGTAGATGGCGTGAACCCTGTCCCTTCGCTGCTGCCGATCGGCGATTTCCTCGGAGACGTTAAGATATCCACCCCAATTTCTATAGATAAACCCCGGAAGGATGAGGTCCGGTCCACGAGGCGCCTCCCACATCTCCAGAATGAGGAGTCCACGCTCATCCATGAAGGCGGGAACCTCCTGGTCCCCAAGGGTCCGAGCAAGTGGAAACACAACCGACATGGGAGGATCATACTCGCGGATGACCGTCTGCAACTTGGCCCATTCATTGTGGCGGGCGACCCGGATCATTCGCTCTTGAAACTGGCGTTCCTCCTTGGCCTTCTTCTGCTCCCATCGAGCGAGGTGCTTGCGTTGATGCTTGTCCATGGTGGATGAGACAGAGAAGGAAGGTGTCTCCCGGATCCGTTTTTTCTCCGTCCCTGTAAACAAAATGCTCGATACCAAGGACATCATCATTCTGACGGCTGCGTTCTACCTCGGTGGCGTCGTCGGCCGGTTCTTCACCGCCCTCACGGACGGCATCATCGCCCCTCTCCTTGCGCCCCTGGGCGGGAAGGGCCTTGCGGAGTCTGTCGTGGTTGTCGGTGGCGTCACCCTCAAGACCGGCGAGCTGATTGCGTCCACGATCCAGCTCGCCATCTCGTTCGCCCTCGTGGTCTACATGATCGGCATCCTCCGCACCTACTACCTCTCCAAGATCGGCGCCGGCAACGGCGGGCGGATGTAAAAAAGTAACGACACCAATGTAAATGAGTGCAGTTGCTAGTTTTTTTGGACTCGGACCCGATACACCCGAAGTGACAGCGGCCAAGGCGAAGGTTGCCGCTGCTGAGGAAGAATTAGCCAAGGCGAAGGAAGCGGCTAAGAATGCACCTGCGCCCGAGACTACTGGCACTGCCCCTGCTGCTGCCCTCGGTCAGGCGAATGGCGGTCGTCGTCGCAAGCACAAGGGCGGCAAGCATACCAAGAAGCACAGGAAGAGCGGCAAGGGCAAGAGCCGCAAGTTGCGTAAGTAATTAAGCAGGACCAAACCGGAAGGAAGTCCAGCCGCCTCTAGGCATCTTCCCAAACTGAGCCTGGAGACGCTTCTGAAGATCGGTGGCTGACCCACGGTTCGCCAACTCGTTCTCACGCTTCCAGGTCTGGAAGGTCTGGGCAATACTCCCCCACTGCACTGGCTCGGGAACCGTCCCATCGGGATCTCCCACAGCGGTTCCCACATCATGTACATACTCACGGACGAACCGGGCGATCACGTCCGACTCTTCCTTGTACTCGTTGGT